CATTACAGCTTCTTCACCAGGATAAACATCAGCCACAATAGAATCATGAACTGTGTTAATAAGTAAACTCTTTACCTTTTGTTTTTTCATTAATTTATATATTTGTATACAAGCTAGTGGTACAATATCTGCAGTTGCGAATCCTTGAACAGGATAATTTTTTATTTGAGTGCTATAACTAGACCCACCCCAAGGCATTCGTTCAGCATAAGGAAATCTGTATTCTCTTCCCGTAGGTGTCTTAATTCGCTTCAGTTCAATGGCTTCATTTTGTAATTGTTCATGCCATCTAGCAATACCTTTATACTTATCGGCAAATCTTTTATAATATTTTTTCTCTTCTTCCGTTCCTGTAATACCACCGTATAAAGGCTTAAAGGTATGGGCTTTAGCATCCTGTCTTGATATACCAATGATATCTGCAGTATACTGATGGACATCAATTTTATTTTTTATATCTTCCATGCCCTGTTTATCCTGTGCCAAGTAAACTGCTGTTCTAAATTCTAACTGAGCAAAATCTATTTCAAGTATATGCCCATGTTCAAATCGGGATGTTACAACTTTACGAATAGGAAAGGTTTTTCCCCGTGGTTGGTTCTGAAAGTTAGGATCACGACTTGATAACCTACCTGTTGCTGTAATAGCCTGCATAAATTTGGAATGCAATAAATTATTTTCATTAGTGAATGTTTTAATTCCCGCAACAAATGTATTTAAGTAGGTATCCACAGCATTATAACGAATGATAGCATCAACAAATTCTTTTAATTCACCTTCGGCTTCTCCTACAATCTTATTTAATGTAAGACGATCAGTTCTAAATCCAGCCTCAGCTACATCATAGACACTGCGAGGTCTTTGATTAAATCCTGCAACTTTTGCTAATCGAGAATAGATGTAACCATCTCCATCACAGCTTGCACACTTAGTATACTTTTTGTAAGGGCTTCCATCCTTTTTTATTTTATAAATTATACATTTACCTTTACAGGTTTCACATTGACTAGCGATTGTCCTGTATATTAGATCCGTATGTTGTCTTATTAATTCTCTAAATCTTGTTCTGGAATATCTAGGTCTCCGTTTATTCTTGCCTGTTTCCTTATTAATACCAATATTAAATATTTTAGCCCACTCATTTTTATCTTTAGGTTTCTTAGAATAGATCATCCAAGACAGTTGTTCAGGACTAGCTGGATTTATCTTAGTATCCCCCATCTTATCATAAATAGTTTTCTCAATTGTTTGTCTTAAATGTTCAAACTCAGCCCGATACTGTTTCTCAACGTCAGCTAAGGTTGTTCTATCAATATTAATTCCATTCCGTTCCATGTCGGTAAGAACTAACAGGAATTCATTCATCATCTTTATGGTTCTTAGAAGTCCCTTGTTCTTATCATCTCTTAGGTCTTCCATTTGGGAATCAAATAATCTTCTTGTTATTTCAACATCAACTCTTCCATATCTTTCTACAACATCGGCATTAATATTTTCAAAAGAAACTCCCCTATCTAGAAGTTCATTAATTTCTTCCTTCGCTTTTTCCCCAACGTTTCTTCTTCGGCAACACATATCCAATGTTAAACTTCTACGAAGACCTCTACTTAAAACATAATCACACAACATAGTATCATAGACGTTTCCACTGTACTTAAACCCAGCTTCTAGTAACCACAATAAATCAAACTTAATGTTATGTCCTATAAGTAAAGTTGTTTTATCTAGGATAGCCTGTATTTTATAATAGCATCCTTCATCTACCCTTTCGCTATGGTTAGTAAAATAATATTCATCATTAATTCCTATACTGACCAATATATTCTTTGGGTTAAACGGAAGAGGATCGGTACCCCCATGCTTAGTTGCTTGAAAAGAAGTTTCTACATCTACTACTGTTATCATCTATACCTTTTAAAGAGTACTCTCCATCCCCATGAACGGGTAATAGATACTCCTGTAAATATTAAAGCTATGCCAATGCTATCCCAAACACTGGGATACAAACCAAAGAACGGAAATATATATAACTGAATAAGAATAGCGAGGATAAACCCTGAGCCTACATCAATAAAACTTTCAATTAAACTACTCATGCCCTGTACCTACTGATATGCTTATCAAAGACACAATCAGGCTCACCATGATACCCTGTTATTTTATTTTTACTAATACAGAGATGCCTCGTTCTATCAGTTGGATCAATGTTTATATTCCTACCAATTCCAATAATCAAATCCGCTTCAGAAGCCTTACCTGTCTTTGAATTCTCCATCATATCAAAAGATATTGATGATCTATTATGGGCATCGGCTGATGCTTGGGATATAGCAATGACACAGTTCTGTCTTCGCTTAGATATTTCCCTTGCCCCTGAATAGATTGCCCTAAGTTTCTCATCCCCTCTAGCAAAGGTTCCCTTTATACCTATCTTATCAAGCTGATCAATAACAATAATATCAGGTTTATATTTTTCACAGTGAGAATCAATATCATCTAACGTCCAATCAATTGTATCAATAAGTGTAATATTATTTTTTATTTTCTTCCACTCACTGTGTGCTTCCTCTAAATTCTCTGCGATCTGTGCATTAGTTAAACCAGTACAACAATTTATAATTCTCATTTGAGTTCTTACTGCAGGTTCTTCATTAATAAAGGCATGAACTATAGCACCCTGTTCAGCAAACCCCCCTTTACCACCAACAAGGCTTACCCAAAAGGCTGTCTTACCTGCCTCAGGTCGTGCAAAAATAATTGCTAAATTACCTGCTCCCAGTCCCGAAACATTCTCCTGAAGTATAGGGATATTAAATTTCCATTTAGTTGTTTTATTTAATTCATTTAATAGTTCACCAATATTGGATGTGACAGAATCAATTTTATTTTCAGGCAGTCCAGCCTTATGTTTGTCAATAATATCTAAAATGATATTAAAGTTTGCATCCTTACCATTAAATATTTCTGTTGCTTCAATCGCTATCCGTTGGGCAACCTCACGATCTGCCATGATCCTAACAATATCCTTAGCAATCACTTCACTTGGCTCGTCTGTTTCTTTTATATCTTCCAGTAATTTTGTAAACTGTTCCTTAGATGCACGGGTTAGTGAAGGATTATATACGGAAGTATGAAGGGCATAGAGTTCGCTGATAGTAATATCTTTATCATACGTATCATGGGCTTTCTGTATAGTTTCATATAAAGACCCAAAGTTTCCCTCAAATACAGACTTAGATATTTGTCCCTTGTATTGGGTATAGAATTTCTTACGCAACAGAAGTTTAATCATTTGTTTTTCTATCATATAATTCCAGCCTTTCGCATTCTATCAACGCCATCTTCAACTTGTTTAGATAACTTTCTGTTGTCCTGTCTCAACTCACAAATTTCTTTTTTTAATTTAGTAACTTCTGGACTATTTGTACCGATGCCTTTGATAATCGAGGTCTCACCTTCAGCTTCTTGACGAAGCTTATGTTCCTTTTCGTATAGTACTGCTAGTTTACTAGCCTTAGATGCATCCTTCAATAACTTAAGATAATCAGAGTCCATCTTGTTCTGTTGATCTTCCTTTAACTCTTCGTTCTCTTGTTGAATAATAATTCGTTGTGCTTCCTGTTGTCTATCAGCATCTCTATATTTTTCTAATTCGTTATAAGTTTTCTCAGGAAATTCTTTCGCTAATTCGTGTATTGTTTTCTTAACCATAAAATATCTTTTCAATCTGTTTGGTACTGAAGTACTTCAGATCATCTTTAATTTGTTTGACATGAACATTTATAAAACCATGAAACCTTAATTCATTTGTAATTTTAAAGGAATTTACAGTGGCATCAGGATCAAGAGCAACATATAACTTTCGATAAGGTTTAATATATTTCTTATGGCTTTCAACTAGGGAGGTTCCAAGAATAGCAATGCCAGTAAGAACATTGGATACTGCACAAGCTGACGCACAATCCTCCACAATGACAGCATCCTTACACTCGCCACATTTAAAAGGAATACTTTTATCGGTATACATATACCACTTAGGGTAGACTTGAGCATTTAATCCACGACCTATTGCTCCCACATATTTATTATCTTTAGGATCTTTAATCATGAATACAACTCGATCCTGTTTAACGTCATACTTAATATCAGCACGACCCCAAGCCACAGCTTCCCAACAATTATTCTTATGTAAATACTGCTTTGCTTTTTCACTAGAGTAAACGGATTTAAAACTATCAGGTACAGTAAAGTGTTTAACTGTAGTATCCTGTGTTTGTCTGAATGTCTTAGCCACATACTGCATATCTTTTTCTTTTCGTTTGTTTCCTTTAGCACTGCATGAAGCATGAAAACAATACCAGCTTAATGCATTGTTAGTTGTATTTATAATGAGGGTATTTCTGTTGTGGCAGAAAGGGCAATCCATCCGCATCTCTGTTTCGGGTGGAATAAAAAGTCCCTCAACAACAGCCAATTGCTGAGAGTAGTTCATGTTTTTGTTTCTATTTGTTCATAAGTAGTTGTAAATCTAAATGGTGGTGTGCCTTTTTTGTTAGAATAAAATCTTTCTTTACGTAATCGTAATGACCCTTCCTTAAGACAGAGGGCTACCTTATCTTGAACCATTTTTACTGTTGGTTCTTTATTGAAGGACACTTCACATTTACCCCACCCACCATGTCCATATAATCTAATTTCATATTTTGTCACAAGATATTCCTATACCATACTTCTTTATAAAAGTCAAATTTTTTTATTATTATAATCTACGAATGCTTTAGAATTTACTGCGTGTAAATCTTCGGCACGATAGCCATTCTTAACAGCCCACTCCTCGTGGCAAGGATAGATAGCAGGTTTAGTATGTCTAGTACCCCTTACCCTTAAAGTATATTTCCTTTGATAGGCACGTTTAGCTTCCTTGTTCTCCTCAAGTTTATAGTAGCGTCTGTTAGCCTCTCTCCGATTTATCATATCTTGTTTAGTTCTTTGAACTGCCATCTATCTCTCCTGCGTACTTACCTTTTAAATGGTCTATGTGTTGCTCAACATACTGTTCAACAACATCTTTAATATCATCTCGTAAATTTTCTTCTATATCCCCAGACCCAATAGTAAAATCAGTCCCATCATTTAAATCAACAGTAATACTCCACGATTCTAATGCTAGTGGTGGTTCATTTGGTTGACTCATTCTCCCTCCTATTCTCTCTATAATATTTATCTTCACATTCATCACAACAATAACCATCTTCCTCTCGTTGTAAATTCTCATTCCACAATCCAAAGACAGGATACCTATTTACAAATTTACCACTACCAAACTTTGTGTCTTGTCTACAGTGTACACACATGTCTCCCACATTATTTGGTTGACTCATGTTCCTTCTTCCATTTCTTATGTCCCTTTACCCACTCGTTAGGATCACGATGTTTCCATCGTTTATCCCATGCCCAGTTGTGTATCTTACCTGAAGTTTTTTCTACCCAATGAAGACAATGGTCTTTAAAGTTTCTGAATATATATAATTGTTTTATCATTTCTTTATCTCCTTAGTCTGCGTTGTGCTTCTTTAACAATCTTAAATATATCTCGCCACTTGGTTTCTTTTTTTACCTTAGCTATCATGCGTTTAAGACGTGCCTCGTAAGTCATTTACAATAGTGTCCTACTACTAGTCTTCCATTCTTTGTGTAGTATCCTTGACGTTTCTCTTCGGTATGATCATAGTACTTGGCAATCTCATTGATCACAAACATCCCACTATCAAAGCAATCTTCATACTTCATTGGATAGTGTAAGTAGTTAAGGTTCGTTCCTAACAGAATGATAACTAATATTTTCATATGATTTACAGATGATCAATGCATTTCGCCACCACAACCTTAAGGCTAAATTTTTTTAGATCTCCACGCTTCTTATGTTCAGTTAAACTTTGATGTATTTTTATTACGTAGCTAGGTTCCGCCATAGCAATGTCACAGATCAATCTAAATCTTGGCTTAGTCATACTAAAGAAATCCTTTGCTTGACTTCGTAGAATACCTAACTGACTTTTCGTATCACCACTAGTACTACTTAAACTTCCCATGCTATCCATCAAGGCACGGATCAATACCTCTTTGGCAAGACGTGTATGTGGCATATCTTCCCTTTTGTTACCCAATATTCCTTGATTAATACTTTGCATTAGACATTGACTTTTTCATAAAAATATGTTATGCTCTTTTCCCACCTTAGGGAAGCCTATAGGTATAGTC